ACCTACATCACCTCGTTGTACTCGGCTCGTCCTCGCTCCGCACCGTACCACACTACATAGCACGACATTACACCGCACCACACACCGCCATCCTAAAATGTTCCACGTGAAACAATGACACGCTCGGGTCCGTAGTGGATTATGTGAAATTACAAAAACACTTGTATTCTAGAATATGTGTGCTATAATTAGGGTACAAAGAAGGAGGACAAGGAAATGACTAAATTACAACAGATAATGAATGAAACAAAACAATTAGAAGGGTATGAGGAAAACTCAAGTTTATTATTCGATTATACATGGACATGTGAAAAACTTGAAAATGGTGTTGATGATGAGGGTTACAGAAAATACTTACTTGATCAGAAAGTTAACTTACGTTATGAAATTTTAAAGAGAATGGGAGGTAACAAATAATATGACTAGAGAAAAATATAAGGAAGTGTTGGAAACACAACACAATGATGTAATATCAAAGATTAAAGGGTGGCACGAACTACCTAATGTGCTACAAGCTTTAAGCGATTATACAGCTATATGTATTGCTATGTGTGAAAGAATTTATGATGATAAAGATATTAATTATTCTGATTATATTTATTTGAATGAGCATATCAATAACAATCTTAAAGAAGTTTGTAGAATCGTAAAGAATAGTTAGGAGGTTAATATGAGTAATTATACCAGTCTTAATCGTTTGTGTTCTGAATTAAATAGAACACTTGGTATTACAAGCGACACTGAAAGAGAGAACTTAATACAGTCCTATTATAATCAAGGACTGATTAGTTATAGGCAATATTATTTATTATTGGTTAGTGTTAGGAAACACGAGTACATTAATAATGTGTTTGTTTCTATGTATAGTGATAATTGGTAGGTGATAATTAATGTTATTAGTCGATACACCCATAAGTTTTGAATTTTATTTTACATTTGATGGTTTAATTGTAATACATAATACAGACTATAAAATTGTTCAAGATGTATATAACAAGTATTATGAAAAGTACGGCGATAAACATGAATATTATTTATATACAGTAGGTAAATATGATTTAAAATAAGAACTTAAAAGAGTGCATTAATGGCACTCTTTTTATTTTAATATTTACTCAATATATAACTTAATAAACGTTTTGTTTCTTGATTATTGTAATATACACATCCGTCACGATATGATCGTATTAACATGTTTAGTCTTTGGTCCTTACGCCATAATTTTGCGATCATCATATTTTCACGGTTATTACTTCCAATGGAATAACAATATCCATATTCTTTGTTTATCTGTTGGTTGATATATACATAGCCTGTATTCATATCTATCCAAACACCATAATAGATATCATCATAGTATAATGTGCATAAATAATCACAAACATTTGTTTTCTTTTTAATAAAGTCGTTTGTATCATATGCAAACTTACCAGCGTTATATTCTCCGTACGTAGTCCCGGAAATTAATTTATGGAATTTCGATTTTTCTTTGTTTCCTTTTTTATATTCATTGTGACAGATTTGTACAACGATTTGCTCGACGGATTCATTGCCTTTAAAAGTATTAAATTCTTTGTTAGGGTCGGGTGTTATTCCAAAATAACTAAAATAAGGGTTAACGATACTTGCGTTATTAGCCAATAAATATACATGTCCTTCTCGTTGTCTAAATATAGAATCAATAATATTTAATAATATTTCAACTTCATTCGGTATGTATGCGTTAAATCCTGCCTTTTCCGGTATGAACTCATCAACAATAATTGTATCAATATCAACATAACTTGTTGATTTCAAACTTGCAAAAGCTGTTAAAGATGTAGCATATCCCATCTCACAGCCATTTATATAAAAGGTGGTAAAGTTGCTACCACCTGTAATTTTAAATTCATCATCTTTGAAATTTTCAAATTGATCATTAAGAAATGTTTTGATTTTCTTTAGGTCTGTTTTGTAACGACGTAGATAAAGAAATTGTTTTCCTTTTTTCTTATATCGACTAATACAGTCTTTTTTGAACCCATAGGTTTTACCGATACCACGACCGCCAATGATAAAATTTAAAAATTTATTGTATGACTTTATGTTGGTAGGACTGTACCAATCAATCGACTTTGTCATTTGAACACTCCATATGGTAAGTAATTAATACCCTTTGAATTTAATTCACCGCCTGCCATCCATCGACGTTTACCACTGCTACCAATCCAACTAATCCACACATAGCCATCACGTTTAACATAACCATCATATCGTACACTCATACCGTTTGTGTAATATAGACCCGTGTCATTACCTTTTTGGCTTGGTGCTTCTCTGATTTTAATCGTGCAATTTGGGTAGAAAGTACCATATTCTTTAATAAAATCACTTGGAATTTCATTTAAAACTTTATCAGTTTTTTCATCACTTAAAATCATAGCTTTAGGCATGAAAGCCGTGTCAAATGTAGCTGAATATGGTAGTGAAACAATATTCACTAAACCGTTCTTATCACCTTGGTTCGCACCTAAAAAGCGACCGTATGCACCGTTTATATCACTGTCAAAAATGGCTACATGTGACCATGGTGTAATATTTGGTACTTCTTTAAATACAACAATTGCACCAGGCTGTAGCTCTGTAATTTCAACACAATTGTGTGTCATCCCATTTGTTTCTCGGTTTAACCAGATATCTTTAACATATCCGCTACTTGTACAATTTGCACCCTTAAAACCGTTCTTTTCGCACCAGTCAAAATACAAATCCCAACATTGAGAACCGTAAGCACCGTCACGGTCTACATATGTACCTAATACTTTTCTTCTATAATCATAATATTTATTTACATCAATATTCATATTCATTACCTCCTAAAAAATGTTAAAAAATAATCCATATTCTTGTAATTCCGCGTATAACTCGTTTTCAATGGTAATAACAGCACGTCTTGAGCCTTGTAAAACTTCCGCTAGTGTTTGGATACCGATATTACCTTTACGCTTAAAACTATACTCTTCATGTCCTGTCGTATCATTTGCGCTTTTTGGTTTGGTGATTGTCTTAGCGATATTATTAACATAGTCATTTGTTTCAATGTCAATACGTCCTTCCGGAGTTACAGATTGTAAAGCGATACTCGTATCTTCTCCACTTGCTTGTGTGTTTCCTCGACTATCACGCGTATAAGTTTCTGTATAGTTTGTGTTTGCTGTTGGGTCGTCCTGGTCTTGGAATGGAATAGTTTTAAACAAAGTAAAATATCTATCCATATTGATTTCAAACCAGTGTTGAAGCTCAAATTTCCAATACGCATAGGTTTCTTGACCAATCTCGTCAAACCAAAAATGTTTTAAAATTCCCGTTTCTAGTGCTTTACGTTTTTCAATTTCATCATAAAAAGGATAGTTAAAATCGAAAATCTTTTTACGCGCGATCTCTAACACTTCCATGTCGCTTAATTCATATTGAGCGTCAATTAACTCTGTGAATGCTAGGTTGTGACATACACCACATATCGTTTCAGTGTTCTCAGCTAGCACCGGACTTTGTAAAGTTAACAAATAATTAGGTACTTTTAATTTTTTAAACATACTAATCACCCTCTTTAATAGTTAGATCGTCTTTAAAATCTGAAAGACTTGTATCACCGTCTAATTCAACCAATTTTAAGATGTCCTCAAAGTCCTCATATGGTGCGAACTCTACACTTGCGTTTAAATTAAATTTTTTATTCAATTCTTCAATTGCTTTTTTACGTTCACTAAGCCAAATATTACGAGACGCAATAACCTGTTGATTATTAGCGTTAACCTCATCCGAAACGAGCCTCTCTTTTTTATCCATATTGGCGTTTTCAATACCTAATAGGGTCATACATTCACGCAAAATCGCTTGTTTCATGCCGTGTAACTCATCCGCAATAAAAGGTGCATTTGTCTGTAACACATTAACATCTTCCGTTCTGAATCCTTTTGAAGTAAAGATCGTTTGAACTCCTTGTAAGATTTTTTTCATAAACACTTTGAATTGCTGTAACATACGTTTATCACCTGTAATGATGTACGGTGTCCATTGCATTGTCAAATTTTGGTCCATTGTGCGACTAGTTAAAGCTAGTTTCTTAGCGAAAAAATTTAAGTATGGGAAGATACCCACATATAAAGGACTGTTTTTCATAACAACACATTCCTCACTTGATAAATTCTTTTTCACAAGTGGGCTTGTTGATACTGTATGGTATTCGGTTGGCATTTTGTAGTGGTTGAGCTTACCGCCTAGTGTGATTTCACTACAAATTAAGCCTAATCTTTCATCATCATAAAATCCAATGTAACCACGTGTTTGTAAAACATATTCTAAATAGAATGTGTCAATGGATTCGGGTAAACCTTTATATTTAAACATGTTTAAACTTAACATTTGTAAATACGTATAATATATAAAATCTGCCTCTCCATTATTCATAGTAGCTACATCAACCGCGTTACGGCAATAATCTGTAAATGAGCTTGTGTCATTTAATAAATCCATTTTTAATCATCTCCTTTAATTATATGTTAAATAAAAAAGGTTGAACCGTCAACCTTTTATATTAATGTACTTTCTTTTCTTTATAGTTTCCATATTTATCACACTGTGTGTATGAATATCTTTCACCGTTATTTTGACTATAATCACCAACATTCTTATTGTGCCATAGTGTAATACCATTATCAAATACACGTTTGATTTTTTCTAGGTCGCTCGGGTCGATGTTTGTACCTTTAATATTACATTTTACCGTCTGAATGTAGTTCCATGATATTTTAGATCGTAAATTAGGGTAGTCAATTGTATTTGTAGCATAACCGCGCATGTTCCATATTTTTTCTAGTTTCTGTTTATATTCGTCTGTTGGTCTATAAACGTATAATACGAATGTGTTTAAATCTAGCGCGATTTGTCGCATTAAATCATTTGAACCAGTAACAATACTATCCGCCGTGGCTTGTGCGTCGTGAATACGCGCGTTGTAACTATCCATAGCATTTTGAATATTGGTTTGATTTTGATATTGTGTTGTTAATTGTCTTAATTGGTTACCAATTGCGGTTGATTGGCTGTTAGCACTTGCCTGTGCATTTGCATTCGCAAGTGCATTTGCGTTTTGTAAGTTGGTTTGTTTTGTATTGATTTGGTTTTGCATGGCTGTTTGTCCAATACTTAAACCAGCTCCAACCAAACTACCAACAGCACCACCAATATTACCGGTTAACGCACTGGCGATACCACCACTTAAACCACCTATAGCTCCTATACTGGCATTTATCATATTCGATTTGTTGTGTAAATCGTTTAAATTACTGGCTAGGTTTGCGTTACGTGCGGTAACACTTAAATTTAAGTTATTTTGTAAGCTTGTTTGTGCACTTAGTGCATTACCTGTAGCACTGGCTATAGCTGAATTTGTTTCATTTGATCGCCTAGTATTGGATAATCCAACGTTCATAGAGTTACGTGATGATTGTAGCATTAATGCGGTCGTATCACTGATAATAGGTAAGCTAGTCTCATATTGAGATTCAAAAGAATTGTCTAAATTAATTAAATCTGAATAAGATTCGTTAGATTTTGTTACTTTATAATTTAATGGTACAATATTTATTTTTGAACTGTTTGGTGAGCCTACATAAATAAATTGTGCGTTTTTCATATCTTCCCATAACTCATTTTTAAAAACTTTTGTTGTTCCGTTATTATCACTAATAAGCATATAGCTGTATGGGTATGTGTATAATTTTGTGAATTGAGTAAATCCAATAAACGCTGGTATATTATATACACGCGTTTTTGTATATGCGTTTAAATCATTTGAAAGCATCTCGTTCATTGTTTTAGCTTTATACGTTAATATTAGATAATCACCTTGTTGTTCATTAGTAAAACAGTCACGTTTAATCACAACTTGACCACTTTCAACAACTAAACCGGGTATCGAATTCGTTACTACTATAGAAACACATTTACCTACTAATTTCTCATTTTTTCGTATCGCGTCTAATACTTTTGAAAGTCCGCTGATTGTCACAGTTTGACCGCTTGCACTGCCAATTTTTAAAGATGTTATATCAGTTCCCGTATATCGATTAAAAGGAAAAACATAATAATTAATTTGAGATGGTGTTCCTAATTGTGCGTTTGTGTAGCTGTCTGTTCCGGACATATCACAAGTCATACCAATCACAGCAAAACTAGTTATTCCATTTGCGTCTATTAAATATTGTTTATCACTAATTAAATCCGTTCCAATCTCTAAATTCTCCGGTTGTGTGTTAATACAAGGTCTATGTACACCATCCCCAAGATCATAATATTGTGGTCTATGTTCATACGCGATATACGATTCCAGAAAGTTTTCTTCAATTTCAAACCTCCAAGTCTGTATTACATCCGTTTCAAAACTAATACTAGTCGCATTGTCATTTAAGTACCCTAAACTTGTAATAAAACAATAAATCCATTTTGCTTTATTTCCTGTAGAACCATTTTGATAAATCAAATAATTGTATAAACGTAGATCATCATAAACACCGGGTACAACTACCGTACCATCTTTTCTTTGATATGTGTAATTTTCAAATACAATATGATCATAGTTATTAATAAAAAAATTAAATTGCTTTTCGGGGGTATCGAATGCGCCCCAAAACGTGTTATTCATTGCGTCAATTTCCAAGCCTTTTAAAAGATAAATTTTACTTTGTGGTGTGAATTGACTGTTAACAACTCCTATACTCATTTTAATCAACTCCTTTTATTTTATATTAGTAAAAAATAGTTGAATGTTCAACTATTTTATTTATCTTTGATATAGTCATAAATTTCACGTGCTTTCGTTCCACGCTGTGGTTGGTTCGGGTCGGCTGGTCTTTCGTAGTTCGCTAAAAATTCTATAGCTAGTGTGTACGGATCGGCGGTAGATTTTGAAAAGCTTGCAAAACTTTCAGGATAAGCTGTTGTAGCTATCCATTGTTGATTATTCTCCATTTCCCATTGAATTCGTTCGCATTCTCCTTGACCAAACTTAGAAACATCCGGGTAATATCCTTTTTCTTTTAGCCAGTCGATTATCTTTGTCCAAGGTGTCCATTGAACTAGCCCATATCCACGACTTGCTACTGGTTGTGCAAAGGGAATATCACTCTCCCATCGGTTCGGGTTGACTGTACTTTCAAAATAAGAGTTGCCTAATATGCCAGCAACCGCGTTTGCAGTCCAACCTTTTGCTTTAAAAAACTGCCAAAATGCGATCCAATTTTGTCGCGATTCATCTTCTGTAAGTGGTCTTGTGTTATTAATATCACCGGGAATAAACCACTTACTTGTTGGCGTTGGCGGTTCGGGTTTGATTTCTTCTTTTGTTTTATAAAAACCAAAATCAATACCTAAACCATCTAACATGAAATAGTGTTTAGTGTATTTATAGGATGGTTCCGGTGTTGGAGGTTGTCCACCTTCAAATGTTTTCCATTGTTGACCATATCCATCCACGATATTTGTATCATTCACATAAAATACATTATTCGGTAATTCTGAACCACTTAGCGAATAACATTCATTACCATATTTACATATAATGCCATAACTAACTAATCCAGCATTTAGTGTAAAAGACTGGTCGATATGACAATGATCGCCTGTAGCCATGCCAGCCGTACCCGTATGATAAATTAGATCACCTTGTTTATATTGTGCTACGGTTGGTGGGTTTGGGTCATGTGTAAAACTCACAGTTACATTTTTTAAACCGCTTGGTGTTAAAACTTCACTATCACTTTGATAAACGCGAGTATTTCCAGATGGATAAGTATGTATTAAATGACAACTAAATGGTGCGTATACGGGTACACGGACCTGTCCATTAATTGCGTTATCAAAAGGATGTCCACAACAATGTGAATCGGCTGTAGGACTTGACCATTGTGTAATATCCATGGTTTCCATAGGAAATAAACACACTTCATGCCCATCATGGACTAACTTTTGACCGGGTTTCATAAATTTAATTCCTCCTCTAATATTGTTAATTCGTGTAGTTTCTCTTTACAGATATTATATCGTTCATAATCCACATTCTTTAGTATATGCATAGCTTGCATATAAAACTCGATATAAAAATAAACGCTTAAACCTTCCGGTAAATTATAGGGAATATCTTCCGGTTTCTTCATTTTATAGATACTTGATAATTCACATTCTTTTTTATTCATATTTACCACCTCATTTATATAATAAAATAAAACTAGCTTATGAGCTAGTTTTTTCTAAAATAATTGAAATGCACATTTCAATACGCAAGCGCCCTTCAACAGGTGTATCTGTTTTAAGTTTAGCGAAATATGGTAAATATTTCATTGCTAACTTAGTTATTGCATTTTGTGATTCGTCTTTTGTAGTTGCGACTGTTACGTTATCATCTAGCATTAAATAAACATAGTCTATTAATTCACCTGTACTTTTGTTTTTTAATTTACATGTGTTATTAGTTAATGATGATCTCTTAACTGTGTAACCTTCTAAGTCTAAATCCCTAACAAATAAGTTGTTGCTATAATATGGCGCGTTTGGTAAATAATCAACATCATATTTAAAATAATAATCTAATTTTTTAACATTTTTATCTTTGCTTTCTGTCAAAACATAATATTCATCTTGACCATGTTTAACAAGTGAAACATTATTTTCAACGGTTGGTGTTTCTTGATTCCAAGGGAAAATATTTTCGCTTGTATCACTATACTTTTGTTGAATTTCAACGATATTAACTTTACCCACTCCAGCATTAATAATAGGCTTAGTGTCAATTTGATTGTTTTCAAGCCATAAACTACATTCATTTTTTGCGTTAAAAATTGCATTCACTTTTAATGTTGAATATTTAATATTAACAGTTGGCAACACCGTGTCATTTGTTCTATACACATCAACTAAATATTTATTATTGTTTGAGATATCACAATTATTAAATGTTATTTGTTGTTTCTCCACACTACTTATATTCGGTAGAATAAAGGTGTTTGCATTATCATAAGTATTAATATAACAATTATTAAATTCAAAATTATCAAGCGAATCAAATAATGCAATTGTTCCATTCGGCTCAAATTTTGAGATAGTGCAATTATTAAATATAAACTTACCACCAATATATCCACTAATAATTTTAGTTCTTTGTTTATAGTTACCATCATAATAAAATAATGTTTTATTAATACTATAAACCCTACCATTAAAACTATTAGTGACACTAATAAGTTGTGTATTTTGTAAATTACATTCATCTAATAATAAATGTTCTACCATATTAATTCTAGGTGAAATATTATTAAATAAATAATTAATATCAACAAAATTACAACACTTAAATTGAGATGAAAAAAAGTTTTCAGTTAGTGGTAAATCACTTTGTACAGTACGCTTAAATGTGATATTACTAAACACGCAATTATTTATTTGTTTTGTAAACGTGTTGTCACCTAATATAATCGTAGCATTAATACCTATTATATTTGTGTTACTGATATTCGTTAAAGTATTACCAATTAAATATGTTTTATTACTTAATAAAATAAATTTCCCTGTTTCCATTGCTTTAGTAATACAAGAACTAAATGCGTTGCTATCATTCGTTACACCATCACCAACAGCCCCAAAATTTTCGGTTAATAAGAAAGGAAAATCATTATTTTTTGTAACTTCCTGCCACAATGTACTTTTAAATGTATCTAAATTTGTGTTGACTAAATTAGTAACCGTTTCTGTTAATGTTGGTTGTAATTCTTCCCATTTTTCATCGAATTTATTACTTGTTGTAGTTTGTGCTAATTCAATCAATTGAGGACGTAACTCGGCCCATTTTTCATCAAATTTATTACTTGTTGTAGTTTGTGCTAGTTCAATTAATTGAGGACGTAACTCGGCCCATTTTTCATCAAACTTAGTGCTTGTTGTTGTTTGTGATAATTCAATAACTTGAGGTCGTAATTCTTCCCATGATTTATTAAATTGTTCAATTGTTGTGTCTGTTGATAATTGAATAATCGTAGGTCTTAATTTTTCCCATTCCTCATTGAATTTATTTGTTGTTGTTTCTTCTACCAATGTAATAACTTGCGGTTTTAAAATATCCCATTGCTTTTTAAATTCGGCGTCTGTTGTATCCTGTGCCAACTTAATAACAACCGGTCTTAATTCTTCCCATGCATTATTGAATGTTTCAATTGTTAAATTTGTGACAAGCTCAATAACTTGTGGTTTTAAAATTGACCATTTATAGTCAAATTCCTCATCTGTCCATTCTTTGGTAGCCTGCTCTAATAATGGTACTACTGTATTCCATGCCTCAATTGTTTCATTCATAGCGGTTACTAACGTATAAACGTATCCTTGTAAATAGTTTAAACACTGATAAACATTCATACCCGTATTAAATGCACTCACATATTGCTGGGCTAAATTCTTACCACTTAACTTTAATGGCTCGAATTCCGGTAAAAAATTATTGATCTCAAATTCTTCATGTAACTCTGAACCGGAAATACTTTCGCTTTCGCTCGTAGATGTTTCACTTGAATTTAAAATATTTTGTTTTATTTTATCAAAATCCATACTATTCACCCTCTTTATATCCGATTAGTGCTTTTAGTTTATCCGGTAAAATATCACTATTGATTTTAGAAATGTTTTCAATAATACTAACTACTTCCGTGATAATTGCATATGTACAAATCACCGGTATTAAATCAACACCAAAAGGCAAAGTTAAATAACTTTCCGCATAGTTAATCGCAACACCTAAAGAATAACAAAAGATAAACCCAACCTTTTTAAAAAGTCCGTCTCTAAGCTTGTTTGACTTGATTTGCTCACCTTCTCGTAAAGCACCAACGATACCTGTCACTAAATCCAAACCATTAAAAACTAATGCTACTAAAATAATTTTCATTTTAATCACCTCTTTCATTTTCTATAATATAAAAAAATAGTTGAATGTTCAACTATTTTCTAATTTCCTATTTTTCCTTGTCCTAACCATTTTCCATTTTTACGGATTCGGCTAGTACCTTGGTTTTCTTTTCCTACTTTATCATAACTATATTTTACAATGTCCTTCCATGAGTTTGATTTTCGTATCTTTAAAAATCCACTATCTTTATTTAATGATTTTAACACACCGCCTTTACGAATACCCCAAGGTCTAAAATCCGGTATGACCTGTTGAATACTGTAAATATTTGAGTATGGGAATGTTACATCTTCTCCTTGTAACTCAATTTTAACATGTGTTGTATCATTTGATAATTGAATAAATTTACTCCATTGGCTCGCTCTTGCTGTTCCATCCCAGCCTTGTAAATAATTTAAAGGCATTTGACCCTTATGTGTAAATATTTTTTCTCTTAATAATTCTGTCCATGAACCTTGATTGTCTGTTGACTTAGATACAATAATAAAATAATTATATTTAACAGATGTATCACCAACATAATACCCATTCGCCACATATTGCTGAGCGTCTGTTATAGCATAACCGACTAAATCTAAAATAAAAGTTACACCATAATTTCCATTATCTGTAAAGTTAATACCTTTACCGTATCCGGACGCGTGCGCTACTGCTAATGGTGCTCCAAACGGTCCGGTGTTGTCCGGTGAGCCACCTAAAACAACATTCGCATAGGGTCCGGTGTTGTCAAATGCACCATAGAAATACTGCCATGCCATTATACACCACCAGCCAAATCATTTTCACTAGAACCGTTATTTGTACGGATGTATGAACCGCCGTCAACACTTCCACCAAAAATATTAATATTACCTGTGGCAATGTTTCTACCGTCTGTCATATGACCGTCAAAAATTGTATCACCCGTTTGTGTCCAAGCTCCACTGTTCTTTAAGTTCGTTAACAAGATAGATAAATCGTCGTACATTTTACCGATTTTAGAATCTTGATTATCAATATATTGATTGATCGTGTTATTCACATATTGCGTTAACTCCGGTTTTAATTCTTCCCATGATCGATTGAATTGACTGATTGTTGTTTGTTTCGTTAACTCAATCACTTGAGGTCTTAATTCTTCCCATGATTCGTTGAATTGATTGATTGTTGTTTGTTTCGTTAATTCAATCACTTGAGGTCTTAATTCTTCCCATTTTTCATTGAATTGATTGATCGTTGTTTGTTTAGTCAACTCAATAACTTGAGGCTTTAGATCCGCCCAGTGTTTATCGAATTCACTTTTAGACAGTTCAATACAATATTTAATCATTTCCTCGATATTTTTATTCCATTTTTTAACAACATCATTTACAGCCTTAACCAGCCAACCAATATGACCTTGTAAATAATTTAAACATTGGTAAATATTCATACCCGTGTTAAATTCACTCACATAGTTTTGAGCTAAATTTTTACCGCTTAACTTTACCTCGTCAAACTTAGGTAAAAAATTATCAATATCTATTTTGATTTCTTGGTTTTGCTCAAATTGTTCTTTAATTGTTTGACTTGCTGATTGTTTCTTTTTAGTTTTTCTTAACATGATCTCACCACCTTCAAATACATAGTAATACAAACTAAATAAAAATAAAAGAAAAAGAGTTAAATTAATAACTCTTTTTCATAACTTGCAATTCACCTAAATAATAGAAAGGAGGGGTGTCATGTCCTACTCATGACACCGATATTATAACATGACTATACGTTATATACAACCTTAACATCACAAGTTACTTTAGAAACTGTATCTGTAATTTTTACAGTTGCTAAACCTTCCGCGTCAATAGCGTCTAAACCTTCAATCTTAACGTGTTTAAAATCACTTTCGATTGTAGCTTTAACTTTATCCTCAACGCTAGATGTAGCAGTTAAATTATACTTAGCATTTAAACCGTTAGTTTGAACTGTAAACGGTACTGTGATAGTCGCACCTTTACGTACTTCTACAACTTGTGGGTTTGAATAAATCGCTGTAACTTTTTCCTCAACATTTCCGGAAACAAAAGCGATTGCGTTTGCAAATCTAGATGTTGCGATACCTTCCCAGTGGTGCAAGAAATAATTCCAATATAAGCCCTTAGCATTATACGCAACACCTACGCTATACTTTTGGTCAAATACACGATAAATTTCTGAATCACACACAATAGCCTCAATAATACCTTGTGCCGTACTTGGTAAAGTCGGCAATACTAATACATGAGTTTTAAATTGAGCGAACTCTAATTGGAATGTTTGCGCTAACCAATCAATGTTTAAGTAGCTGTTGGTTTTACCGTTTAAAATGACGTAAATATCTTCATAGTCATTTTGTTTTGTGACTGCCATAGCGTTATATTCGTTTGTTGGCTCAGTCAAGTATGACACGTATTCTGTAATTTTACGCGCTAACTCTTTCGCTGTATCCGTATTTGTAACCGCACTTGTATTTACAATTTTCATATGTCCGTTTTCATAGTGAGTGACTAAAGCGGATTTCATATAGTTATAATCGTCTTTGTTGTCGCCGTTATACATAGAATCAACGATTCTTGCAATTAAGCTATTTACACCATCCCATGTGACAAAATACTTTCTTAAATCATCATCTGTAATAGTTGCTGGATAATATGACTTTCTGTTTACTACGTAGAAAGCCGTTTTAATATCCGGTAAACTACGCTTAAATAATGTATTCTCCGCGTCCGCTTGATTGTATTCATGCTCTTTAGCGCATTCAACAAAATACTCTTCCATAGTATAACCTAGTGGCATGTTTTCCATTTTAAATGGCGCTAATTTGTTTGTTAAAATATTTCGGTGTGCAATCACTTTACCAATACGTGTCGCTAAATTCATAAATTCAACACCTAAAGTATCCGGATATTCTAGCAAACCGTTCATAAATTCTAAAGAACTTGTTTCGTTTGGGTCTCCAATTGTACTTCTAAAGTTGCTTGAACTCATTGCATACATTGCACTTGCAACTTCTTGACCTGTTGGCTGATGATTCATTCCTAAATCATTTTGTAACGTTTTAGCAACGTCGTTTCCTGTTGTTTTTCCCATGTTAATCACCTCTTTCAATTAAATTCCTAATTTTCTTAAATCCATTGGCGCTTCATGTTTTGGTTTTTCTCCGCCGGATTTTTCGACACCAATTTGCATAAATAGTTTAGAGTTTGCCTCTGTTAATGAGGTATTCTTTTCAACTAGTTTCGTGTTCTCGGCTTTCAAATTGTCTAACTCTGTAAAAGTTTTCTCAACTTCCGCTCGCATATCATTCAACATAGTTGAACGTTCCGCTTGATCTTCAACCGTTAACACTTCCGTAAACTTGTTTCTTAATTCGTCACGTTCCATTTTTCTACACATCCCTTCTAATTATTAATATATGATATTAAAATTATAAAGTCAATAAAAAAATAAAACCCTCTTTTATGAGGGTTTCATGGTAATAGGTTGTAAAGTTTAAAGTGTTACCAGCTAGTTTACTATTCCTATATATGTTATCAGCACGTTTCACCGCGAGTAATTCTGATATACATGTCTGATTTCCGTTCTTTATTCCTTACGTAAATATAATAACAGATTATTTTCTTTTTTCCAAATCTTCTTTAATTTTATTTTTAACGTAAAGACTAAAATTCTTATGTTTCAATAAATTCTCAATAAAATTAACAACTTCAGTTTCACTTTTATTTACACAAACACAGTATTTATTAACATGATCTCGATACCATTTATTTCGATTTTCTTTCGACTTCTCACTTAACATCGTCATCACATCCTTTATCATCTTCTTTTTCATCCTGCCATACTAACGGCATACCTAATATATAAGTATGTACAAAATCACTCGTTTCATGGCTTACAATACTCCAACCATCCTTAAGATATTCATTTAATGATTCGATATCTTTTCGATAGGCTGTATAATCATAATCCTTTATACTTCTCACAACCACCACTTTATTTTTGAGTGGTGGATTTCCAAACATGATCTCGTTAAATTCTTTTAGAGTTTTATCACACTTTTTAAATATTGCGTTATCACGATGATAAACTTCATGAGCTAAACTATCAACTTCTTTATTCAAATATTTATAATTATCAATTAATGATTTATATTTACAAAACATAATAAAACTAAAAATTAATAATACAATAAAACAAATTACACAAATTAAAACCATTAAATTTATAAAATCCATTTTTCTACTCCTTTATAACCCAAATAATCATTAATGCCATTCCTATAATGTATACAACAAATAGAAATGTTACACTTAAACAGCAAAATGCCATAAATAAATAATAAAATATATTTGTTAAAACACTTGTCACTTTATCACCTTCCTACCTACTTTTAATGCTGAATTGTCTATCAACTAATACAATACCACCAGGTACATGTGTCTTTTTTAAACAATCATTAATAACATTTCCAACTCTAAAATTATCATATGTTACATTCTGTTTAGCCTTTTGCGTCATACCCGCGCATTTGACATTCAAATAATAACAAACTCCCTCACGAATATAATACAAATTATCTTTACAGTCGTTCTCACTTATGTATTCTTGTTGGTGCTCCACGTATTTCTTATAACTTATTTCAATTTCTTCAACATAACTTTTAGCACCAATAAAATAAGATCGTGTAAATACAGATTCTAGACCCCAATAGCCTAATTCTTTATCGTCAATAATATCTTTAATAGCGTCCGGAACTTGTGTTCCCACTAGATGTATTGAATCCGTGTCAATATATGCTACTCTGTGAATACCTACCTTTTGAGCAGTAGATATTGTATATTTACGTGCGTAAGCTGTTACAAATTCACCATACGGTAAATATATAGGATCTCTAAATTGCTCATCAATTACCTCTTTAACCTCTCCGTCTTCATACGTTGTAAACATAGGATCGTGCAAACGTAAAACTCCATCATCTTTATCAATAAATGGAATTTTAGGTGTGACATTTGGGTTCGTTGCGAACTTTCCATAAACCGAATTTAATTGACGCTTGGCAATAAATCTTTGAGCAGCTTTAGAATTCTTTTTAATTTCCATTTGCTCATCAATAAACTGCCTTGCGATACCTACACAACCTCTAAATTTATAACCATTAATGAACTCTACATCATAAATATCATATTGTTCATTGAATAACTGCCAATCAACACTTGTTACAGTCATTCTAACGATATCCCCGTTTGAGCTGTCTACATATTTTTTACTTCCAAAAAATCGTGAAAACTTATCTAGCGATATACACGGTATATGATCTTTTTTAATATCAAAGGCAAAACTAATAACGCCTACCCATAAAGGGTATTCATCATCCTGTTGATATTCACCATCAAAATAAATAGGTATATCATACGGCAATAATTCATAATACATACGCGATGGAAAAAGTGAATTAACATCAAATACAATGCCTTGCCCTATCTCTTTTTCTTTTAGTTCCGGGTTTGCCCATACAAAACCACCACTATATGCCGGTCTTAAATCTGTATCCACATTCATTTCCAATGGTGGAAATATCTTTTCAAACGACATAGGTAAAGTTTTTTTGAATGCGTCAAAGCTACAGCTAGTGGCTGTCATTTTATTAAATCCAAGCTTAAAACATTCATTCAGTGCCATACCTTCAATATCGATATCATTAAATAGATAATCGACTTCATGCGGTGTAAGCTCGTGCCCTATTTCTCTTTTTGTTGTATAGTCTAACTTTAATTTACGAATTGGTAAATTAAAATCATGCGCGATCTTCTCAATACTAAATGGAATTAATTTAAAGCTATCCCATATTGTGGTTTTTGTTGATCTATAAATTGAATATTTCCACCATATTTCAATCGAATACCATAAACCTGTATTCGATATAATTGTTTTAAAACATCCGGTTTTAGGCTTGTCCGAATACTCATAACCGTTACTTAAAAGCCAACTTACAATAAATTCACCATCAAACGCTAAATTATGAAAATATAATTTACGTGTTTTTTGTTTACACCATTCAATAAAACCGTCAATACTATTCCCATATTCTTTTATACTTGAATCGTTAACAAAACTTGCTCCCCATGCCCAAACTCTACAGTCTAAAGGGTCGGTTGTAGTTTCAAAATCACAAGCCCAAATTTCTTTAGGCTCTTTTTTCTTTGCCATACTACAACCCCCTTTACATTATTTATACTTAACCACACCGCCACTAACATAGGCACGTCCGGTAAATACAGCTAAACTATCTTTTACATCGCTTAAATCTTCTCTTATAGCTTTACTTAATTGCTCGTTTACAAATTTTTGATTTTCTGTATATTCACGGCTTAAATCCAAATATTTAAAAGTATTTATCGCTTTTCGTTCTTGATACAACCATTTCAATAATTCTTTATCTGATAATGATCTCATGTCTTTTAAAATTTGTTGCCCTTCTTCCTCTGTTATATTGTGCCCTCGTATTTGTTTTTCTATAGCTGTTTTATAATTCTCTCTAAACGTGGTGATTTTCTTATTTTTATTCTTTGTATTCTCCTTTAGGCTTTCAATCCTATTTTTTAATTGTTTAGGATATCTGTAAGATTGAATATTAACGTGATGGACCGGCTCAAAAAATCCACCTCTATCATCTTTTAAAACTGATAAAGCCTGGCGAACTGAAATATTTGTAGATATACCGCCTTTTGTTTCTTTCAAATTATTTAGTCCAACACTACGAACAAGTTTTTTTCTTTGTTTGTTCTGTTTATCCACTAACTTATTAGCCTGTTCGATATCGTTACGGTTAAATACAACACCATAGCGATTTTTTATATATCTATTCTCTTTATTGAATTTTTCAATCGATTTCAAGTATTTATTAAATTCCTTGCGATCATTAAAATCTTTTATAGTTCGTATATCTGTAAAAACAACATCCTGCCCCATATTTTGGGCTTTTGTAGCGGTTCGTTTTGCACTTGCAATTGCATTTCGCAAACGCTTAACATCTTTTATTGACTTCCTCATTTTAGCCAATTTAAACACCCCCTTTTAAACCAAAAATAAAAAGGTGTTTGGCTAACACCCTTATTTTATTAGGCTATTTTACAGCCATGCTTAAATATTTATTTGAACTTGAATTTGATTTCTTCTGGATAATTGTTACACATACCGGTTCTTTCGTCCAATCATAGTTAAACACCTGTTTTAACTGTTTTAATGACTGTAAGAAAGGTTTACTATTAGTAGCATATGCCTTACCTTCTTTATCAATTACTGTAATTAGTTTACTACAAATAATTTCACCTGTTTTTTCATTTTCCTTTTCTACATCTTGCACAATGTAACCTGTCAAATACAAGTCCTTACCTACTTGATCGCTTAAACCTTCCGCATTATTTACCGCATTAAATAAATTAACGCGTTGCTCGTGAGACATATCATCAGTCACAACTAAACCTGTGTTTTCCATTGTCATTACTTCATTTGATAAATTTTCCATATTAATTTTTCTCCTTTTAATTTTAACATTGCTTTTTCAATTAATTTATTTCAAGTTGTTTAATTTTGAAATCAGCATAACAATTTACAACCTATACGCTTTTTAGTGAAGTCATAACACTTTAACATTTTACATGACACACCTCCATTAATTCATCATATTTCATATTTATTAGAACAAACCACATAACTAACATTACAATTGAAATTATAGTGAAATTTATGTATCTGTTTGATACCTTATAGTATTTAAAATCACCTTTGCATTGCTTATAAATTTGATACACAGATAATACTACACAGATAAACCAACTTGCAAGTATTAAATTATTGTAAATACTCATATCCTCGTCTCTCATTCTCCTTAATCATATCGTCAAGTGATACAGCACCTTGCAAAACCTTACGTTTAAATAACGTCATAGTGTTATATCGAAACGAATAACTAGCTATTACACTCTTTGAATTTAATTTACGAATATCCATTCTTATTAAATGCCTACGCTGGTAAACTAAATGAAAGCCAAGTTTATAATCGCATAAATACGTCTCTATAATATCAACGATTGTATTAATGTTATCCATAGTTAACTCACTTGGATAATGATCATGCTTATAAATTCTACTCATAATTATTTGTTCTCTCCCATTCTATTTAAAATTTCATAACGTAAGTTAACTTTCTGAT